AAGGTGAGCGACACGCTGGAGTTCAAGAGCCAGCAGATCAAGACCAGCCTGAGCAACATCGCCACCAGCCTCTACAGCATGGCAGCGGGACCGCTGGCTGATGCAGCCGACGCGGCTGCCGGAGCACTGGCGGAGATCCAGAAGGGCTTCAGCGAGAACGGTTTGGCCGGAGCCGGCGACGCGATCATCGGCATGATGGAGAGCGCGGCCGAAAAGCTGGAGAACTTCGACTGGGAGGGCGCGGCGGACAAGATCGTCGAGAAGATCACCAACTTCATCGACGGCGACGGCGCCGGCCGCTTCCTGGAGACGGCTGGCCGGATCATCACCGCCCTGGCGCAGGGCCTCGGCAAGGCACTCCCGAAGCTGGTCCCGGCCATCATCCAGCTGGTGGCATACCTCGCCACCACCCTGATCAAGCACCTGCCGGAGATCATCAAGGCAGGCTTCGAGCTGATCCTGGCGCTGGGCACTGGCATCGTGAACGCCCTGCCGGACATCGGCAGCGCACTCCTGCAGGTCGTCCAGGCCATCTGGGAAGTCATCAAGCAGCTGCCCGGGATCTTCTGGGAAGTCTTCGGCGACGTCCTGACGAAGCTCTACGAGTGGGCCAGCCAGATGCTCTCTAATGCCGGGACGGCCATGAGCAACATGCTGAGCAGCATCATCAGCTGGATCAGCCAACTGCCCGGACAGTTCTGGACGTGGCTGGTCAATACGATCAACAAGGTCATTCAGTGGAGGCAGCAGCTGATCAGTAACGCCAGCTCTGCCCTGCAGAATATGCTGAGCACGGTCGTGGCATGGATCTCACAGCTGCCGGGCAAGTTCTGGACGTGGCTGGTCAATACGATCAACAAGGTCATCCAGTGGAGGCAGCAGCTGATCAGTAACGCCAGCTCCGCACTCTCCAGCATGATCTCGACGATCATCAGCTGGCTGAGCCAGCTGCCTGGGAAGTTCTGGACGTGGCTGGTCAATACGGCCAGCAAGGTGGTCCAGTGGGGCTCTGATCTGAAGACGAAGGGCGCGGAAGCGGCCAAGGGCCTCTTCGATGCAGTCGTGAACGGTGTGAAGGACCTGCCCAGCAAGATGCTGGACATCGGCAAGAACATCGTCAGCGGCATCTGGGACGGCATCAGCTCCGGCTGGAGCTGGCTAACGGATAAGGTCAGCAGCCTGGCCAGCAGCCTCCTGGACGCGGCCAAGGGCGCCCTGGGCATCAACTCCCCGTCGAGAGAGTTCAGGGACCAGGTCGGGCGGTTCCTGCCGCCTGGCATCTCTGAGGGCTTCGACAGGGCCATGCCTGCCGCGATCAAGGACATGCAGAAGCAGGCGGCCAAGATGGTCGGCCAGATGCAGCTGTCCGTCGCCACTTCGGCCGGATCGCTCACGGCCAACGCCTCCGGAGCTGCAGGGCTCAGAGCTCTGACAACTGCAGGCACGACGGTCTACAACGACAACCACTTCGAGCAGGAGAACACCTACAACGTGCCCGTGGCTACGCCGTCCGAGGTGAGCAAGGCACAGCGCGAGGCGCTGAGGAACATGGTCGGAGGTGTGAAATGACAACGAACACTCTGAAGATCGTGCTGACATGCAACGGCAAGACACTCGCAATGGGGCCCGGTGAAGATCTCGGGCTCCTGAAGGTCACCGGCCTGGAGTCGTCAGAGCTGGAGCTCAGCACGTCAGACAACGCCCTCGTCGACGGCGCAAGTGTCGACGGTAAAAAGATAAAGGCCCGCCCGATCCACATCGAGGCGAGCTTCAGAAGCAACAAAAACAACCCGGAGAACCGCGCCAGGATCATCCAGTTCTTCAACCCGAAGTACACCGGCAAGGCCCTGATCACCAACATGGGCGTCGACCGGAACATCGAGTACGAGCTGGAGGGCTGGACCTTCGCGACTGCCCGGAACATGGACAACAAGCTCGGCATCATGGTCGACCTGATCTGTCCGGACCCGTACATGCTAAACGTCGACAACTTCGGCAAGAACATGGCCGCGATCTCCCGGCTCTTCGCCTTCCCGTGGAGAGTCCTGAGTGCAAGGGCCACGAACAAGCTGGACTACCCTGCAGAAGCCCGCGGGCTGATGCTGGGCGGCATGACCATGGGCTACAGAACGCTGCACGAGGAGGCCGTCCTGGCCAACGACGGCGACGTGCCGACGGGTCTGATCATCGTCTTCACGGCTACCCGTGGAGCGGTCAGCAACCCGAAGATCACGAAGAACGACACCGGGGAGTACATGAGGGTCGTGGTCGAGATGCAGCAGGGCGACGTCCTGACAGTGGACACGAACGAGCGGCACCAGACCATCACCCTGAACGGCGTGAACTACTACCAGCACATCGACAGAGGCAGCAGCCCATTCCTGCTGTCTGTCGGAGACAACAGCCTGACCTACGGCGCGGACAATAACTACGTCAATCTCGATGTAAATCTGTACTACACGCCGAAGTACCTGGGGGTGTAAGCCATGAACCTGATCATACTGGACGAAAATCTGGACACCCTGGGCTCGGTCGGCATCTTCAACACCCTGCTCTGGAACCGGCGCTACTACGAGGCCGGACTCTTCGAGCTCTACACGCCCGCCGAGTTCTTCGAGCTGATGAACAGCGGCCGCTACCTCTTCCGCAGTGACCGGAACGCCCTGGGAGTGATCCGCGAGGTCAACTTCGCGCGAGACGCCAAGGGTGCCCGGACGGCCTACTGCAAGGGCTACTTCGCGGAGCAGCTGCTGAACAACCGGGTCCTCAACACCCAGGAGAACATCAGCGGCACGCCGGAAGCCATCGCCAGGAAGCTGGTCCAGCGCTACGTCATCGCGCCAAGCGACACAGGCAGGAAGCTCCCGCACATCCAGCTCGGGGCGGTTAACGGCGTGGGCAGCAGCATCGAGATGACGGCCACCGGGGACAACCTCGGGGATAAGCTCTACGAGATCGAGAAGACCCAGGAGCTGAGCCACCGGCTGATCTACGATTACCAGGCCAACACTCTCAGCTTCGAGGTGTGGAAAGGCAAGGACAGGACAGACGCCCAGGAGGCCAACAGCTGGGCCATCTTCTCCGACAGCTTCTACAACGTCAAGAACGCGGTCTACGACCGGAACGAGGCAGACTATAAGAACTACGCCTACGTCGCGGGAGAGGGCGAGGGGGCCGCCAGGACCGTCGTCGAGGTGGACATCCGGAACGACCCGGAGGAGGAGCGCCGGGAGGTCTACATCGACGCCCGGGACCTGCAGAGCAAATACCAGGACGAAGCTGGCAACGAGTACACCTACACCGACGTGCAGTACAGGGCACTGCTGAGACAGCGCGGACTGGAGAAGCTGGCCGAGTATGCCAAGGTCGAGACGGTCAACAGTGACGTCGACCCGAACGCCAACCTGGTCTACATGAAGGACTTCGACCTGGGAGACCTCTGCACCTATCGCTACACGGACGTCGGGATCGAGACCACCAAGAGGATCACCGAGGTCCAGGAGGTCTATGAGGGGAGCAAGCAGACCCTCAGCGTCGTCTTCGGCGTCGATCAGCTCTCAAGCATTACGAAAATAATCAAGAGGGAGGCACAATAAAATGGCTATGAGATACGGCTACTTCGACTCTGAGATCACCGGGGTCGACTCCGAGGGCATGCCCATCTTCGACCGGGCTGAGACCTCGGAGCTCTTCCGGCTTCTCTTTGCGAAGCTGCTCACCAACGGAGTACTGGCCAAGCCTGCGGACACCTTCAAGGTCCTGGCAGGCGACACCGGCCTCAGCATAAAGATCCGCCCGGGCTTCGGCCTGATCAACGGCGCCTTCGCCTATGACTCGGCGGAGGAAGTCATGAGCCTGGAAACGGCTCCGACGTCCTACAGCAGGATCGACCGCGTCGTTCTCCGCTGTAATTACCTGAACCGGCTCTGCGAGATCATCATCAAGACCGGCACGGCTGCGTCGTCTCCGGTCGCTCCGGAGCTGATCCGACCGACCAGCGGCGACTACTACGAGCTGAGCCTGGCGCTGGTCACAGTGAACGCGAACCAGGGGCAGATCACCCAGAGCTCCATCCAGGACACCCGCCCGGACAGCTCCGTCTGCGGCTACATCACCCAGTTCATCGACAGCATCGACACCTCGGTCTTCTATGATCAGTTCAACGCCTTCTACAAGGAGTTCGTTGATAAGTCCAACGCGAGCTACGACGAGTTCCAGAACATGGCCGAGAACGCCTACAAGGACTTCACGGCTGCCATCGACGACTACGTCAGCGGCCTGAAGGATAAGGGCGACAACGATCTGGCCGACATCACGGCCCAGCTGAAAGAGTTCCAAAGGACGAGCCAGAACGCCTTCAACGCCTGGTTTGCTACAGTGCAGGACCTTCTGGACGAGGACGTGGCCGGTCATCTGATCAACATCACGACAGACCACGAGGAACGTCTCACCCTGGCGGAGTATATGGCCATCCACAACGACTACTTCGCACCGCTCAGGGATGACGACGGCAACATGATCCTGGACGACGATGACAATGTGATCATGGTCGACTGGAAATACGCATACGCATAAGGAAGGAGAAAAACTATGCAGATTGACATTGAAAACGGCAGACGCTTCAACGAGGAGCCCGCGATCAGCGCGGTCTCCAGCGGCGCGGACATCGTCCTCGTCAGACTGGCAGACGGCACCGGCGTCAAGGCCCT